GACTCATGTACGGTTCTTTGGTTATGTGTTTAATTGTTCTCTGTTTGTGTTACACACAGGGTGAACGTGTTGTTGTTACACCTGCGTGGGTAGGTTGTCCGGCGCTACGACCAACATCTCGTCGATGTTTAGACCGCAACCCTGATCCCCCAATCTAAAGTGTCCACCTTTTTCATCGCCCACTGGGCCAGATTCAAAGCTGTGTCCTTCATATTGAGCAGACAAGATCTTAGTTTTATGTTTAGAGCCGCATCCCACCGAGTTTTAACTTCTCTCGATATGGCTGCGTACGGCTCACCTGAAGTACTGTCGGACCCTAAGTCCATCGACAGCGCTTGCTCCTTGTGCAGTAGACGAGCGGCCGCGTCGGCCCCCATCTCCGATAACCCGACTCTGTTGTCGGGCACCATTTGAGGTGTGATAAGCACCTCCCTGTCATACAATGCATGCTCAAGCGCCACATGTTTCTGCCATGCGTCCGCGTGTTTCGCGTAGTCCAAAAACGACCACTGCAACCGCACATTGTCTCCTCCTATTGTTCCTCCTCCCGCCATGCGAAAGACTTTTGTCCTTAGAGCTTTGGGTATACGCACGTGATAGTAAGCCGTCTCAACTTCCGGCATAGGGAAAGCTTCTGACAGCCTCTCCTTCACACACCTTCTCCATGCCGGCGTATCCTCGAAAAGCTTCCCGGTAATGACCATCTTGCCAACCGCCTCCTGCACTCCAGACACAACAGTCCTGAGACCGCATCTCCCCCAGTTGGAAAAACCTAACCCGGAGAAAGCCAAAGGCGTGTTCGTGATATCGAACGCCCTTCTCTTCGCCAACGCCTGCCGTTTTAGTCCCCGCCCTGGTGTCCAAACCAACAGCCTCTTTGTTAGTAGATGTTCGGCGCACTCGCGACAGTTAGCCATACCCCGTCTGTGTGCTTTAAGTAAAGCCGTAAAGTACTCAGTATCTCTAGCAGCCTTGCCTTTGAAACCGCTCCCCCCCAACTCAGGCTTCTTCCAAAGTATGGTTTTGCACATCCGGGAGGGAAATCCCCAAGCACCTTCGGGACCGTTGATCTCGTGTAGATAGTCGTATCGCTCATTCGATACCCAGGTCTTCTCGCCGTTCACCAACAAGCCGTATTTTGCGTATCCCTCCGACCAGTCGAGTCCAGTCGTCCACTTGTGGGAGAACAGCACAGCATCAGCCCCCTGAAACCTACCTTCCCTCACCTCAACCCCCAAGTCATCCGCCACTACCATAGCCTCAGCGTAGTTTATGATTGAGTCCAGAATCGCTGTCAGATACAAACCGCTGGGTACGCCTCTTTTCCAAGGTATCCGTGTTTCTACACCTTTCGCGTCTTTGAAAATGGTTACCGCATTGTCGAAAGAGTCCAATTCGATTTCTGCCAGCTTCTCCAACTCATCCTTCAGATCATCGCGAGCGTTCTCCACTCCTTTTCTGAACAATGCAGCCATTGCATATCGGACAGCTTCCTTCCTTTGACTCATGTCGAACGTACTCTGATCCAATGAGACTGCCTGTATCTTAGGATCTGCGTTCAAACCAGATAGTGACCTCCTCGATTCCTCCTTCGCCGAAGGATTCAGACCTAACGTAGTCCAAAGCTTGTTTCCGTTATAGTCCTTCATCATCACTTTGTCCAAGTAAGAACAGCGACGGTAAGACCGAGAGTCAGCCGCGACAACCCCCCGCGCACGCGCAGGCTCGTCCTGTTTTGTGAAAGGACACAAAGTCATAGCGTGTGGCGTCAATGCGGCCGTCACTAATTCATCAGGACCCATGCCTAAACAGCTAGCGAATTTGCCTTTTAGCACCTTCCTCTTCCAATGCTTGCCACCTATGGCCCCCGCTTGCGCGAGAGGCACATCACGCATCTGCATCTCAAGGCCTGTTCCTTCCGAGCAAGCACCTGGCAGGGCCCACATGTCGCGGAACTCCATAAACTGTCTGAAACTTATCTGATCCTCGTGTTTTCTGAAGGTTATGAAGTCAACACACTCGTCGACCTTCTTTTCCATCCTCTTCGTCCACAAGATCTCTCGCCCATCCTCGTCCAAGATCTGAGCCTTCATCTCCTCGAAGACGTCAGCCCTATTAGGTGTGCAATCGTAGCCGCCAAGCACCTTCAAGTCAGCGAGATAACTCCAGACGCCGTGTCCGGAAAGTATATTCTTACGAATGGCACATGCTGAAATCTTCTTCAAACGTGATATCCAACATGTCTCACAACATCTTGAAGGTCCAACAAGTATATTGCGTATACGACTGAAAACGCCCTTAGGTAAGAATCCCCTAAATCCGTGCATTATCGTGGCCCACTTCGGCCCAAACTCAGACTTGAGTTTATCCCCCACTTTCCCCCCAGTCATGGGGTTCCTATTCTTCCTCCACAGATAGTCATCTTTCTTCGAAAACGACAACTCCTGTATCTTTATCTCCGAGCAACTACAAGGCTTATATTCGACACAACTGAAAAGCTTGTTCAGTTCGCCGGGCTTGCAGTCCTCCGTGAGCAGACGTATATCAGCGCCTGCCCGCGAAAGGTCAGCCAGTGGAGTAGCGTTGAACTTGCAGCTCATAGCGCCCTCACACAGGTTGCTTGCGTCAAGTTGACGCAATTCTCCTCTCGTTAAAGGTCCCTTCTTTTTCTCGCAGACGGACTTAATTCCTGCGCTCCCAAGCCTGATATCGTAGTGCTTATCGCGTTTGACTGGGCCCCTAAGGACCGACCTCATACGATTTGAACCACTCACAGCTCTCCGAGAGAATACATTACCCACACAGCAACACCGCTAACAAGCCCTAAACTTCCTTCGAAGTCTGGGTTTGCCGGATGTTGTCCGTGTTTCGTGGCCTATCGCCGCCGCGATGACCCCCCGGCTCGGCGGGTCATAGGTCGTTAGACGCACTGTCGACCGCATGTCCGAGCAAGTGCTTACGAGCAAGAGAGTCGGTGCGCGATACGCTGCTTGCGACTGCTCAAGAGGCCCGAGACCTCCCAAGAGAGTCGGAGGCGCGTGGATCCACTCGAAGAACGTCTCACGTTCATACTCGTACGCAAGCACTTTGGAGTAGAGCCTTCCGCCTAGACAGCTGACGAAGCGTAGCGTCTCGGCCATCTTGTTCAACTCGGTTGTCGACTGTTGAGCATAGTAGCTGGCGTGTTTGCCCACCTCCAACAGCCCTGTGTAGGGGCAGAGACTCATACCCGAGATGTAAGGCTGCACGAACTGCCAGAGACCTGACCGGTAAATGTGCAACGGCACCAAGATCGCAGGGCTTATCGGCCTACCGGCATCGTCATCCAAAGCCGCCACAGCTGGGTGTCCCGCACCCTCCGTTGCTACGCTCCATGTGAACAGAGTGGTAGGATAGGCTTCACCCGGCATAGAGGTAGACATACTGAGAGTCAAGGCAGCGGGCAGAACTGCCGCTTGCAGAAGGGCCCCTTCCCTTATCAACGTCGGCGTGTTCGAAGAACTGCCAATGGTGGTCTGCACGGTTTCCTCCAACGCAAGCGCGAATGCGGGGAAGACGGCTACTGCCAGCTCCGAAATCTTCGAATAGACTGCAGATACACAAGCGTCTTGTCGGATCTTGTGTTTGTAGAGCCCGAGCACCCCCATAGCGCGTGTCAACCAAGGCGACGAGTAGTCCATGACATACACCTCTCCCAGATGCTCTTCCCAAGGAGGGGGACCCGTCTCACACTGAGCCACGTAGGATCTGAAGACTGACGAAACGTCGCTTGAAAAATGCGGATCCCCGAAGGTAGAGTAAGGTTTTGAGCCCAGGCCTGACACTAGCTCAATGTGCGGCCACAACACCGGAAGAAAAGCCCCGGGCTTCCGCGAGCCGTTAGCCATCTGGAGGCCGAGCTTGTCTAGATATAGGGCCAACGCCGCATCCGATAGACAAGGTAGAACCAGCACCCGGACCGACTGTCCTTGCGCTGTGGTGGAGGGACGTACGAACAGAGACGAACGTATGTCGGAGAGAAGCTCAGTGGGCGTTACGGCGCCGGACACAAAGACTGAGTTGTCATTGGCTCCTCCCGGTCCAGAAAGGAACTCAG